CCGTTTGGTTTGGATACATAGCGTTAAATATATGAAGTGAACGCTGTTTTGCTGTGTAGCATTTATCTCTTCTTAGATCGCCATGAATTTCTTTTTGCCACGTTTTTGGATGAGCTGTGAAATATTGATAATCACCCACAAGCATTAGTGCCATGTGATAGTATCCCGAAAATGTCCACGCGCTTTTTGTGCCAAATTTAGGATCGGGTGTAACACGTTCGACGCATATAAAATCGGCGGCTGACAACGTAAAATATTTATGAACAGCGTCTAAATTAAGAAGTCCATCATTTTTATAAGGAAGCTTCATGCAAACTGCTGTTTTGTGCTTGCAATCTATCTGCACTATTGCTCCTTTTTCGCCCGTGTCTATGCCAATTATTTTCATAGCTACCCCGATAATTTAAAGTTTATAGCATGTTACATTTTTTTTAGGTGCTTGTATATTTTTCGCACAAAATTTATTGACAAGTTTGTCAGTTTGTGCGATAAATATTGTGTGGCTGGGACATGAAACAAGAAAGGGAAAAAATGGATGAGGATTTGCTTGATAGAGTTGACTTTGAAATCGAACGATACGGGCTTGATGTAAATCAGGCATTGGATAAATTAGGAATTCACGGTTTAACTAGAAAATATGTTTTAGACGCATACGAAGAAAGATGAGATTATGCTAAATAAAAAACAAATAAAACAAATCATAGAATCTGGAACACAATTATTTTTATCTCGCGCTGACAATGAAACTATATTGAGATATCAGCGCAGTGATAAGAAGAATTTAGAATTGTTTACGGAAAGCACTGTAAGCGCTAGTAATAATTTTAGCGCAAATATATATGCTGAATGTTTAAATGTAATTTTTAGCAACAACAAAAAAGGGTGAAATAATGGATGAGAACTTGCTTGACGTGATTGATTTTGAAATTGAACACAACGGACTTGATGTAATACAAGCCTTATATAAATTAGGAATTCACGGTTTAACTAGAAAATTTGTTTTAGAATCATACGAAGGGAATTAAAAAATGAATGTCAGAGTTATTAAATTAAATGTACTAAAAAAAAATAGAAAATATTTTGCTTGCACACTAGAAAGCGGGTATAAATGCAAACTTTTGGTTGATTCAGCTTCTGAAAATATAGAGCTTGGAGAGAAATCTTATTGGATCGAAGATATTTCAGTAAGAACGAAATACGGAACTGATTTAATATATAAGATAACTACAAACGGTGACAAAAAAGAATCAAAACAAGATGAATGCGGGATTGTCACGCTTAAACATCATTTATATAACAAAAATCTCGTGGAAAATTGCAGAAACCTAGGCGGAAAGTGGGATTCTCAAGAATCTGTTTGGGTTTTCGATTCCATGGTTGAAAGCGAAGTTGATGAACTAGATATATTGTATAATGATGATTTAATTGTTGTTGATATCATCGCAAAAGAAAATTTGTATGAATGCACTAGTGCAGTTTATTTTTGTGGTTATAAGATCGCAGCGGCAAGCGGTAGGGATAGCGGGGCTAGTTTAGCAGAAGGTGTAGTCATGATTGACGGCGAAGTAACGTCGTCGGGATCGATGAAAAATTGGAATACTAAAATTTTAGATGGCTCTAAATTTAGAATTAAAATAAGTAAAAATCTCTTAGAAAAAAACGTAGATGATTACAGCGAGGAGTGGGAAGTTATTCAAAAATGAACTTATACAAGGTTTGCATTATAATAGACAACAACAGAACTGGGTTAAATTATAGAAAATTCTGTTCTAAAAGTTACACTATTCAAGCACAATCAGAATATGAAGCATATAAAATAGCTGCAACAGAAATAAAAAAAATACGACGATATAAAAACGCTATTGTAAGAAATATTCATAATGAAAAAAATCAGATGTATTCAAGTTGGTCTATAAATTGCGAGAAAATTAGTTTTTTAGGTCGATGTTGCGGCATAGAGAGACATTATAGCACAAAAGCTATTGACAATACTGTCAATAAGTACGATAAACATTTTTTAGATTTTTATGGGATTAATTATGATGGTTAGTAAAAAATCAAATTTCGATGATGTCGTTGAATCCGGTATTTTTCGATTGTCGAAATCTGAAAATAAATATTGGAATGTTTTTATCAAATACGACGAAAAGTTTAGATTTATTGGAAGATTTATGCATACTCGAAGAATGCCAAAAAAAACTATGCTTGATAAAGCAATTCAGCTAAAAGAAAAATTTTTGAAGGCTCAATATGATTAATGAAATTTTAGAAAGAGCAATAAAAAAGTGTGGTTCAAAAGAATTGTTAGCTAAAAAGGTTGGTGTTGATTGGCGTACTGTTTATCGTTGGGCATCAAAAGAGTCAATGCCGCAAGGCAAATTTTTACTAAAACTCATAGAGCTGGCGGGTAAAAAATAATGAGAACTAGGGTTCATGCAATGATAAAATCAGGCGAATATATGACGGAAGAAGAAGCGGCTGTCATAACTAGGGCTATGGTTAGAGAATGCATTATAATAAAAAAATCTCTTATTAGACTTGCGAAATTTTTAGGATGCACGACAAGAACTATTAACAAATGGAATCTTGGGACGTTCCCAAATTCAAGGGCTCTAAAAAAAATGCATGAACTTCTAGCGGAACATGGAAAAGAACACTTATGTTTTAATGTTGAAATTTCAATTCATTATCTATATGCAGATGAAATTAAGAATTTCGTATATGACGAATTTGATACTCTTTCTTGATTCTAAATGATTTAGCATCTATTCCAACATGCACATTGTAGCAATTCCAGTTTTTAAAATGACCAAAAATTAGATGACAATATTTACACAGAGTTATCAGATTAGTTTCTTCAAGCTCTAAGTCCTTCCTTTTTTTTACTGGTATAACATGATGAACTTCAAGTTTTCTCTTCGTTCCGCAAGCTTCGCATTCATCGTTATACTTCAAAAATTTCTTTCTAACATAAAACCATTCTTTGTTTCTTCTTTGTATGAAAAATTTTATTCTATCAATCATTGACAACAATCCCTAGTTTTTAAAAATATCGCGCCCACAGTTTGATATTTTGTTCCTTTTTCTATAATGAAAATATTAGACAATTTTATTGGTGTGATTCTTAACCTACTTTTACAACTACATGTCAATATAAAATCTTCATCGATAGAATTGATAATATAATTTATTGCGTTTTTGCAAAAAGGGCAGATTCCAGTTAGCAAGTATTCTTTATATGCGTACATTTGTTTAACCTTTTTTAAAAAAATGTTATTATTATCATAATACAAATACAAAGGGGATAAAATGAAAAAAGAAAATAGAAAGCCAAAAGGACGCGGCGGTTGGCGTCCCAATTCTGGACGCCCGCGAAAAGAATTCAGTGAACAACAATGGGAAATCATGAACGCATTGGGAGAAAAATTTTGCACTCTCGAAGAAATTTCTGCTTTTTTCTATGTTAATCCTAACACTCTTCAAGCGCGTATCGCTGAAAAATACGAAATGACGTTTGATCAATGGTCAAAGATGAGGCGATACAGAGGTAATGTTTCTCTACGCTGTAAAGCGTACGCGATGGCGACAGATAAGAAAAAAGATAATCCATATATGCTTACTTTTTTGATGAAGAATCACTTGGGAATGAAAGACAATCCGAATTCTTCAGAAGAAAAGAAGGCTAATAATTTTACGATAAATTTAGCATATGATCCAAGCAACATAGACACAGAAACAGAACATGACTAAAAAAGAAAAATATGGCATTGATGACGTCGATTTTCTATGGAAAAGAAGGGACACAATCTCAAAAGATTCAGGTGTAACACTTTCGACTTTTAAGCCAGTGATACCATGGCAAGCGGTTTGCTTAAATGATATTAGAAATAAATTTGATTATTCAAACGGCTATCACGAAGTACTTCTAAGCGGTTCTGTCGGTTCGGCTAAAAGTATATTTCTTGCTCATTTGATAATAACCCATTGTTTGCAATATAGTGGCGCTTGTGTCGGTGTTTTTAGAATGGCGTTTTCTGACTTGAAAGATACTATTTTCAAAGATTTAGTTGATCATATTAATGATTGCGGATTAATTGAACGCAAACATTTCAAGATAAATCAAAGTAGATGCCAAATTCATTTTATTAATGGTGCATCGATTGTTTCTAGGTCGTTCAATGATCAAAGATTTACAAAAGTGCGCTCTCTAAGGCTGTCTATGGCTGTTTTTGAAGAGTTTACAGAATTTAAGGGTAAATATGAACAAGCAGTAAAAGAGGTTAGGAATAGGCTAGGACGAATTCCTAGCGTATGCGAAAAAGAATGTCTATTGATAGGAGCAACAAACCCAGACGACCCTTCTCACTGGCTACATGAATATTATATAGATGGTTCAATGAATTTTAGTAATAGACACGTATATTATTCTTTGACGTTCGATAATGTTTTTTTATCTAAAAGTTATATTTTAGGGATCATGCGCGATTTGGATGAAAAGCAGGTTCTTAGAATGATTTTCGGTCAATGGTTAGAATTGAAAGCGGAAGTAATTTATTACGCTTATTCAGAGAAAAATTTCAAAAATCAATCTTATATCGTGAACAAAGATAAACCGATTCATATAAGCTGGGATTTTAATATAGGCGCAGGAAAGCCATTATCTTGCTGTATGTTTCAATCTTATAGCGTCGGTGATGGTAGATATATTTATCATGTATTTGATGAGATTGTAATTGAAGGGCTCAGAACGTTAGACTCATGCGAAGAATTGCAAGAAAAAGGCATATTGGATAACTATGGCATAGAGTTTTTTGTTCATGGAGATGCTTCTGGTTCGCATAGAGACACAAGAAACAAGATAAACGACTATGACATAATTATGAAATTCTTGCAGAATTATGAACGCAAGGACGGCAGAAAGCTAGAAGTCATAAAAAAAGTTCCAAAATCTAACCCGCCGATAAGAACAAGACATAACAAAATAAACGCTTTATGCAAAAACGCATTTGGTGAAACGATGCTTTTTATTTATAAAGATTGTAAAATTATGAACAAAGGGCTTAAACTAACAAAATTGAAAGAAGGCTCTAACATGATTGAAGATGATAGTAATGACTATCAACATGTAACCACTGCACTAGGATACGGGATAATAGCAATGGAGCGATATTATAAACTACAAGAAGAATACGAATATGCGCTAGAAAACAAGGGGTATTGATATGTTGCAGTCTAATATAGACTTAAGAAAAAAAATAGGAATGATGTGGCGTGAAGATGAAAACAAAAGGCGATACAAAGCCGAAATATTAATGAATCTTTACGAGGGAAATATTGCTAAGTACGTATATGAAAGAGTTGACAAAGAAATATCAGACGAAAAACAGCGTAATGAGATTAAGTCAAGGATAATAGAAATCGAGCTAACAAGAAGGATTGTCGATAAAATAGCAAAATCTTATAATACAAAACCAAATAGGGTTTTAATGAACGGGACGCCGAAAGACAAGCAATTGTTTGACTGGTACAATGAAATTATAAATTTTGACGAAATAGGTTATAAAACTGATAAAAACTTTTGTAACTACAAAGAGTCACTTGCGAAGTTCATTTTTAAACGTGATATCTCTCTACCTCAAATAAAAATACTTGAACCGGCTAAATATATATGTATGTCACTGGACAATCAGGACCATACAAGTGTCTCTATTGTTATAGAACTTTACGATATTAACGAAGAAAAAGAAGAGGTTTTAATTTGTTATTCTGATAACGAAATGTGGATACAAGGACTTGACGGCGATTTGTTAGTTGATGAAATGTCGAAAATAGATAATTTTGATGGTGTGAACTATTATAGCAAATTACAGTATTCTTACTTGAACAAATCAAACGTTGATATAATGCCTTACCCTGATGATTCTATGATTGGCGTTTCTACATTAGTTCCTTTGTTAATCGGCGATATTAATTACGCAGTAAAATATATGTCATACTCTATGATGTGGGGTCGAAACATAAAACAAAAACTTATAGAACGCGGTCCGTCTTCTTTTATAAATCTTTTGCCAAATGACGACAATTCAGAAATAACGCCAGAAATTGGTATGATAAAACCAGAAGTGGATATAAAGGAAGTGTTCGACGGTATCATGATGCAATTAGCTTTATGGCTAAATAATAGGGGTATTTCTGCTACAGCTATTAACTACGATTCAAGTAGCTTTGCTTCAGGCATTAGTAAAATGATAGATGAGGCGGACGTGACAAGCTTAGTAACTAAAAATCAAGAACGATACAGAAGCCACGAAAGAAAACTTTTTGATTTTATTTTTAAGCATGGTCATAATGTTTGGAAACAAATAAATCCGCTTATGCCACAAATGGAATTTTCATCAGATTGCTATGTTGATATTACATTCTCAAAAATTGAGCCGATAAAATCGAGAACTGAAATTATTTC